CTGCGGCAATGGAATTTTGGCTTGTATGTCTCGGGATTTTGGCATATTCATGCCAAAACACCTCGCGGGATAGTGGTATGTGAACAGTAACGAATCTTCACTATGGCAATGAAATTTCGCCTTGTATGAGCACGGTTTTATGAGCATGACATAAAATATAATGTAAACAGTTTTCAGAGAAGGGAATTATATATGGAAAATTATCGGATGGGATGTTCCGGCAACCGCCCTTATAACCGTACCTGCGGTATGAATATGCCTCAGCCTTCAAATAGAAATATGAACAGTTCCGAATGCTCTGTCAGAAACACGACAGACTGTAGCTGTACTATACCGGGTGTCAAAGAAAAAAAACATAAAATGTTTTCGCATCTTCAGTATCTGGAACCTGCAATGGCATATGTTCCCTGCCAGAAGTTTACAGAGAATTTCCCACTGCAGTATGCATTAAATGTAGGAACCATTTTCCCACAGTTATGCAAACCATTTTGTGGAAAGAGAGGTATTCGAAGATGAAAACAGATTGCTCCCAAAAACAGTTATTAAACCGTATCGATCAGGTCAGTTTCGCAGTCAATGATATGACTCTGTACCTTGACACACATCCCTGTGATGAAAAGGCTCTGACTTACTGTCACGAACTTGTGCAGGAACGAAAAAAGCTATTAAAAGAATACGCCGAAGCATATGGTCCCCTGATTATTGACATTACAGATCAGACCGGAGAATCCATCTGGAAATGGATGGAACAGCCATTCCCATGGGAAAAGGAAGGAGCGTGCAGATAATTTATGTGGAATTATGAAAAAAGGCTTCAATATCCGATCAATATCACACAACCCAATGCAAAAATTGCACAGTATATCATGAGCCAGTACGGTGGCCCATAGTGTAATACCCTATAATATATAAGAAGCAATGAAGCTGATACAATATCTTATGGGTATGGGTACTCATTGTACCCATACTCTTTTTTTATTTATATTTACTTTAAATCGCAATTAAATCTTTCCAAGTAGCAGATCCGCAAATACCATCCACTTCCAGAACTTCTTTTCTGGATTCCTGATAAGCTTTCAGAGCGTAAATCGTGTTTGCATCTGCTGTCCATGTAAGTTTCAGGGCTTTGCCGTTTTTGCCTTTAAAGCCTCTGGCTCTTAATATTTCCTGTAAGAGAAGCACAGATGTATTTTTGTCTCCTGCTTTTACTGTCTCTGGGTTAAACATGTAGCTGCCTCCTTCTGGGTTTGTTGTCTTGTCTGTTTCATCTTTATCTGCAGATAAAACAATTGAATAGTCCGGTGTACAAAATTTTGTCCCCGGAAGATTACTGTTGTAATAGCTCTTCTGGCACACCCCGCCACCATTTGCCACGATACCGGATGCTCCGGAAGTATTTCCCTCAATCGTCCAGAACCTGTCTCCGGCTACTTTTGTTACAAAGCCGGTATGGGTAAAGGTACCGCCATGTTTAAAGATAACAATATCTCCAACTTTTGGATTGGCATTTTTTACAAATAAGACGCCTAAGGTTGGGCAGTATACATACGGCCAGTGTTTTAAGAGTTTCTTTGCATTATCCAGACCAAAAGCTTTCATGAAACACCAGGAGATAAACGCTGCGCACCAGGGCTGCCCCTGATAGGATGGTTTTATATCTCTCCAATATTTTGTATAGTTTGCTGATCCGGCATTTCCAGTCTTGCTGTCAAGCTTACTGTTATTTTTCTTTTCCAGGTACCCGATCTCTTCTTCTGCAATTCCCAGAACTACGTTGATAGCTTCACTCTTTGTCATGATTGCGTTTTCCTTTTTTATATCTTTTGCTTCGTTATAATCTTTGTAAAATATATTTCTATCTACAGTTCCGCTGATGCCAGGTATCTTTGCTTTACTGGAATACTGCCAGCCCACACCAAAGTCCGGCCGGAGTCGTTCCTGTAAAGTACCGTTATCTGATGCCGGATAACGTGCAATCCAGAAATCGTATTTTTTCAGATGGCTACAAATTACATTCAGGTACCAATCCATATTGCAATAAATACCAAATTTATATCCCGCTGCCGTGATAATCTTTTCGAATGCTTCTGCCAATTTATGGATCTGTTCAGCTCCGAGGCTTCTCTGATTATTCCATTCCAGATCCAGCCAGACCGGATACTGCAGTTTTCGCCCGTTCAAAACTTCCACTACTTTTCTGGCTTCGCTCTGTATCTCCGCAACTGTCATGGCATAAGAATACTTATATGCCCCAACCGGGATATTGTATTTCCGGCATTCAGAGAAGTTCTGCTCAAAGTAGCTATCTATCACGTTTCCCGCTTCTGTAATCCGCAGGATTGCGAACCCCATGCTGTAATCAGCAACTGTTTTCCAGTCAATTTTCCCTTGCCAGGCAGATACATCAATTCCTCTTATTTCCATGTCCGTCTCCTTTCATAGAGAGAAAAGGGATGGTTTCTCATCCCTTATTCGTCTTTATTTGCCTGTTTTACAATCTGGTTCACGTATGTAGAAAGACCAGCAATCAGTATTCCCTGTGTAATCGCTGTAAAAATTGCCATTGCAATATCCTGTCCGGTACCGCAGGTGCAGGTGGCAAACACATAGATCGCGCAGATTGCAATGCTGATTCCGCCAAGGATAAGCGGGATGTACTTATCCTTTACTGCCTGTGCCTGTTTGAGTGCCATTCCTACGAAATATAAGGCAATAGCTACTACGATGAGTTCCGGTTTTACATAGTTTGTGATCTGTTCCATAATCATTCTCCTTTTCTTTCCAGGTCTTCTATTCTATGATTCGCAACCTTAATATGTTCCTCCTTTCTCCGCCTTAACCGGCGGCTTTTCTTTCGTAATTCATATTCAGAAGAATTATATCCTGTCTCTGGATGAGCAGGCATTTGATTTCTTCTTCTGACATATCACTGGCTTTATGCTGAATTCCATTAATACGGATATTTCTTGTTACCAGTTTTAATTCTGACATCTTCCTCACCTCTTCTTTATGGTATGGGAAATGATATGTATGAGTTACTGTTTATACAAATTTAAGCAGTTTGTCGAACGACTTTCGTTGACTCTCCTCTCATATGCTCTTATCCTGTAAGTACAGAGTAGTGACCTACCCGAGTACATACGATCGGAATGTCCTCAATAGTAAGTTTCAACAACTGTATTGCTTTACAAATATCTATCTGCTTCCATGAACACATTCCATTCATCTTTGGTGACAATATGCGCTCCGACCATCCCATTGCACTTGCGAAGTTCGACTGAGTGTTAAAAATCTCCACGATTCTTCCTCGTAGCTTGTTATAATCGAATGCCAACTTGATACCTCCTTTCCGGTTCAAGCTTTTTAGGTAATTGCGAAACAAGTTCGCAATCCTAACTAAAAAGCGGTAAGAATCTTGCAACGCAGGATTCTTAAGATGAAAAATAGGTACTTCTAAATTTGAACATGACTAAAAGACTTCCCAGATAAACTGCGAAGAAAAGATTGTATGCATATTAATAATCAGGCAATCAAAGGCTTCAAACTCCGGATGTATTGGTATTGATGAATCTTATCAGCGACAAGCACAGTAACAAGCTGGGTAATTCCTGCAAGCAGTAAATCAGCATGAAGTGTTTTCTCATTCTGTGTTTTACGATCTGCAATGCAGAAACTATCTTTGAAATGGTTGATTGACTTTTCAACATTTACACGGATCTTGTAAGTATCCTCCCATTCCTGTGAGCCGCGTTCTACACCAGGATAGGCACGAAGGTTCTTTTCAGGATAAATGTAGATCATTCGTCCGCAGGAAGAAGATGTACATGGATTGTCACAATGACATACGCGATGTTTTGACTTGTCGGCAGGATTGTATTCCCATTTCATTTTTGGACATACAAACTTCATGGTAGGAAGTTTGCTCCGCAAATGGGATCTGCTTCCTTCACGCCGCATCGGAAGTGATGGATCGTGAGGACAGCAGGGAATACCGTTTTCATTGACAGTATAGTCGGTTCCTTCCACAGAAAGCTTTGTTTTTAAAGGGATAAAAGCTTTTTGAAAGCCAATTTCTTCAAAGAGGGATTTGTAAATGTTAATGGCATCAAACGCAGCATCTCCAAGAAACGTCTTTGAATTTATTAAAGGATGTTTCTGGAAAAAGTCAATTAAAACTGGAAGAAGTGCTTTCGAATCGGCAAGGGATTTATCCTCATCCGGTGAATCTGATTTCTTCCCTACAACGATATCAGGATGTTTTTTTAGAAAGTCCTTGTTGTAGAAAGTGATGTCACGAACAATACCAAGCCCGTTCGTAATAATACCAAATTTATAGGCGTAACAGAAATGTCCATTGATGTACATCTGCTGGATTGCCTGATTGGAAGCCGCATGAGTTGGCATAGAGCCATAAGCAGCTTTATAAGGATCATAGGAATCATCAAGGTTATGGGACTTTTTGAAAGCCTTTAGCTGCTTGATAATACGGTTGGCATATTTTGGGTTATTTTCTGTAACCCATGCTTCAATGCCAGAGGTATCAAAGATTGTCATGGAAGCAAGGGCAGGATCAAGACTTTGGCAGATCGGTTCGGTCAGATCAACAAGATGATCGAACATAGATTGTAAGTCCGATAAAAAATCCTGTTTGAAACGTGTAAATTTGGAACCATCCGGAACAACATCAAAACCGCAGAAATCACGCAGTTCCTGGGAAAATTTCAAAAATACGATCAGGAGTGTGTCCGTCGGGATTGAGAAAATACGCTGGATAAGAAGTGCCTTAAGCATTGGATAAAGCTGATGTTTGCGAGGTCTTCCGGTACTGGCGTAAAAATGAGAAATAAAAGAAACAGGAATAATTTCATCAAGGTCAATGGCTTCATCAAGAAGCGAAAGGAACTGATATTTGTCGTTGTCGAATTTATTTTGACAATCTTCAAAAATTTCTGCCAAAGTGAGCTGTTTATATGTTATCATGTAGGTATATCTCCTTTAGGTGGATTGGTTAATTAGTTTCTAGGCAATTCTATTTTACCATAAACCTTGAGGAGATATTTTATTTTAACAACAAAAAAATGCCGTATTTATGCGGCTTTTGGCGTTTCGCAAACGCCTATCAAGCTTTTGAATTATCTGTGTAATATCACGTCGTCCATTTTCTGTCAACATAAAATTCAATTTTTTTAACTTTTAGGTTTTTATTATTGAACTTTTGCATAATATGTGTTATATTTCAATTACGAAAAGGAGAACATTATGAAGAAAGAAAACACTGCAATTCGTTTAAAAACAATAATGAATATGCGCGGACTTCGGCAGG